TTTCACAATAGTGGCAAATGGCATCAATATAATTCATTTTTTCAAGTGCCACAATACTTTCGATTTCAAGAGCAAATTTAGAAGGAGTTAAAAACTTATTTTCTATTGCCTGTTCTAAAGTTTCTTCATATCTGGGAGAATACTCATAGAAAGAGTCATTCCTCACATTAGACTTACCATCTTTTCTTATTGCTTTATTTGGTTCCATAGAGCTCCAGTTTATCCCTAACAAACTCTCTAATGTATTGGGCGAGTAGTTTGATGTATTTTGATTTGTCATATTCTTCATAAACGACTGATTCTCCATCTTCGCAGGCCATAATGATTACAAGTTTTTTGACGGGAATGCCCGTAAGTTCATAGAACATACATGCATAGGCAGCACACTGAACGAAATAGTGTTCAATCCACTCCCGTGGTTTAGGTTTTTTAGATGTTTTAAAGTCGATTATTGCTAGTTCGCCATCAAACTCGGCAATACAATCTACGGTTCCCGCTACTCCAAGAACTTTGCTGTATAGGGAACCCTCAAGAGCATAAACATTATTTATACGGTTAAGATCTTTCTTGGCAATTTTAAATAAGAATTCTGACAGGGGTTGAACTTTTGGAAGATCCTCATTCTTTAAATGGTGTTCAACCAGAAGGTGCATATCGGTTCCCCGACTGGTTGCCTGTCGAGTAATTTTATCTGCCTCTTCTTCACCAACTTTTTTACGCCAGTTCGCAAAGAACTGGCGATTTTTGTGACTGGTAACAGAAGTAATAGAAACTAATTTTAATAGTTCTTCTTCATCTGGAACTTTATAATAACGAATACCATCTATAGTCTCCCTCTCAAGTTGAGGGAGATTCACATCAACATGATTGAACATTAAAATCCTGCTTCCATTTTTGCTAGAATATATTCTTTGACAAGTCCAGAACGAACAATATCATCGACTCCAAACTCAATTATATCAAAAGAAGGCATTTTACGCAAGACCGACATAAAATCTACAATACCATTTCTCTCATTTGATTTCTGCAAGTCAGATTGAGTTGCATCACCACAGAAACAAATTTTGGTATTCTCACCTACGCGGGTAATAATTGAATCCAGTTCATGGAAGTTAAGGTTTTGAAACTCATCAACAATTACAATTGAATTATCCAGAGTTGTTCCACGAAGGAATGAAGTGCTCCAGAACTTAATGGTTTCTTGTGATTTAAGATTTCCATAGAGCATTTCAAAATCAGCATCACTAGGCATCTGGAACATATACTTCACCATATTCTTATAAGGAATCTGGTAAATATCTGCCTTATCATCATGACTACCAGGAAGAAAACCAATCTCTCTTGTTGCAACTAATGAACGAACGATGTAAATCCTTTCGTAGGGAGTTCTTTCATCAAGAACATCTTGTAGAGCATTATAGAGAGTAATAAATGTTTTGCCTGTTCCTGCACAACCATAGGCAACCAAGTGCTTTTGGGAAGAATAGGATTCAAAAAGCTTTCTTTGATTATCAGTTAAAGGTTCAATATCAAGTAGATATTCGGCACTTAATGGTTTTCTACGCTTCATTTGACGGGTTGTCAAACCAACACCAATTGGTTGGTCATTCGTCCTTCTTTTTCTTGCCATATTAGAGTTTCTTTACGTTTGAACCGGGCATTTTGGCGGCACGACCTAATACATCGTTCCATCCAGGATTCTTTGAAATCAGTTTATTTTGCCAATCACCAACTTCTCCAGGTTGTGGACAAGTTGATGGATCAGACCAATCACGGATCCAGTCAGGATTATTTGTTTTCCACTGGTCCCAGTCGTGGATACTCATTTCCACTTCTTTCTGTTCTCCAGTTTGTGTATTCACTACAGGATATGTTGGCATAAAGTTACGAATTCAAGATAATTTATTTAGACCCATTCAAGGGCTTCGGCAACCGATGGAAATTGTTCGGTAAATACTTTCTTACATTCCAGAGCAATATCCATATGTTCTTTTTGAGTTCCGTGTGCCGAACGAAGATCAATATAATGAATCCAAGAACGACAAGAACCCGTCATATAGATGCGTGTGGGCGTTGCCAAGGGTAGAACAAACCTGGCACACTCCTTTGCCACACCATGAGAAAGAAGTTCCTTGTAGAGGCACATAGCGTTCGCAAAATGCTCTTGAATTTTACTCTGCAGAGTCAGTCTTTCATAATCGGGAATATCATCAATAGAATTCTGACGATTCTTATCATCCTGCCTACGAAGATCTGGAACAGGAATATAATCAGAAATCAAAGAAGAATCTGCATAACGCTGTGAAAACTCTTGAAATGTAAAACTACGGTGGCGAAGAATTTGAGCAGCAATACCACGGGTGGTTTCAATCTCAAGAGTCATATGAGATTGCTCAAACACACTCCAGTGATTGTGCTTAATACAATACTTCAGTAGACCAGAATACTTTTCATTTTCTTGATTTGATGGATTCGACACTCTGGCAACATATGCCATCGTTTTTTCTGCATCAGGTGTAATTGAAATCAGTTTAACCGTCATTTTTTTCCAAATCCTTTTGACATTTTTGCTTCTATTTCTGCGAGTTCTTCTTTCACAACTCGCAACTGTGATTTCATTTCTTTAAGTTGTTCTTCACTATACAAGTGTTCTTGCTTGAGCAACCTATTCAACATTTTAACAAGTTTTCTTGCTCTATCAGTCTGCATAACCGTCATCATCAAAAATTTCGTCGTAATCTAAAATTGGTCTGTTTGTTTCCATTGGAGGTTTATAGGCAGAAACATCAGAATATACTTCTGCTTTTAATGAGTCTACGAGCAACTCCAAATTACGAACAATAAGTTTTAGTTTTTCTCTGTCCATACCTTATAGTTCTTTCAATTGATTCTAACATAAAAAAAAGAGGGGATCAAGTCCCCTCTCACATCAAGCAATTTGTGGTTGCTTTGCCATATTCAGTTGTGCATCTTTAAGAAGTTTTTCCTTCTTTGCTTTAACTTTTAGATAACGAACGAAGTAAGTATTCATTTGTGTCCCTCCTTTACAAACTTAACACCACGATAGGTTTCATTGTATTGTTGGGGTTGTTGCATCATTTGTTGCTGATACTGAATACGCTTTTCAGTATCATACTCGATACCGCGATAAACTACTTTAGACATTAGGTTTTCTCCTTAGTTTTTTAGGTTAAAGAGCGTTCCTTCAGTCGGCGTTTGCGTTCGCTATTTGCAAATAGCGAATGAACGATCCGTTCCGCGTCGGCTTACTTCCGTCCCATAGGGATGAACGTTAGAGGAATATTATACCTCTATTCACAGTATCTATGCAAGTATTTTTGTAACATATGTTACAGTTTTTAAAGTCTTATAGGGCAAAAAAATTGCCGGAAAAATTTTCCGGCAATTTTAGAAACAAAACCCAATTTTGATTTACCTCTCTATGTAACTTAGAGTATGATTAGATGCATAGAGTTGTTGAATGATTATATCACAACCGATTTTTGGATTGCAATCTCCACATGTATAAACATCTACTGCAGCCTTACCTTCCTCTGGCCAAGTATGAATGCTAATATGACTCTCAGACAACAAACAAATAACGGTAACTCCTTGTGGTTCAAACTTTTTTGAGATAGTTTGAATTACAGTTGCGCCACTCGCTGCTGCTGCGTTTTCCAGTAGATCTATAAGACAACGCTCGTCGTCCAAAAGGACAAACGAGCATCCATACAAGTTAAGTAGATAATGCTTTCCCATTTATTTTCTTTTTTTAGACTTTGGTGCTTGATACCCCCAGAGTTTTGGATTGACTTTACCATCGGCCCATACAATAGACTTTAATCCTTCTCTAAATTTATCCCAATATAAATCAAATATTTTACTTCGTTTAGGAGATCTAGTTATGTCATAACAAACTTTATCTTCATACACATATGTAACCAGATATGCATCTAGAGGAAGTTCTGGATTTTTGGCATCTTGTTTAGAGCATCCTTCATGAATAATTTCACAACCATAACGTGATTTAGAAAGTTGTATTTCTTGTGAAGTCCATGCATCTGAACCACTTTCATTAGAGGATGCCTTATTGTTTTCTGTTGGCATCTTTTTCTGTGCTATATTTTTACGCATTTCAAACTCCAATAATAAAAAAATGATTTAACTACGTCCTCCCCACCTGATATCTGGATATGCCTGACTTACAATATCCTTTGTGATCTTATATTTAGTTTCAAGATTTTTATCCTTAACTAGACAAAGAATCTCTGCTTCAAGAGGATGAAGACCCTGAAGGATGTTAATAAACATCGTTTCTCTACGGAGAGAACTCAGTCCATCATTACCACCTTTGATAAAGTTATAAAACTTTTTAAATTCTTTGCGAATTGATGATTTACCCTGATCAGTTGCTCCAAGAGAATTACTGGAAAGTTCTCCCATCTTCCCAACGGCATCACTAATCTTATCGCTTATAGTTCCACTAAAAGAATTTTGTTCTCCTACACTCGCATATGGAACTTCACCAGGAGGAAGCATGGAAATGACGCTTTCGTCAAAATTCCAAATAAAAAGTGCCTTTAAAGATGGATCCTCGTATTTCTTGAGAACTTCCACTTTTTTGGCATTACTCTTTTGCTTTGATACAAGTTGAAAAACCTCAAAAGCAAAAGGATTGGTAGGTAAATCTTCTTGTATTGTCTTACTCTTCGTCTTCGCTGCTGTCATCGTAGTCATAATCGTTTTCAAACCTCACGGCTAAAATTTCGTCTGGAATAATATTTCCATTTTGATCATACATTTCTGGATGAAATCTGGGAATTTCTCTGTAGTTCATCATATATTCCCTAGCAACCCAACCTGCCATTATTCCAACTATAAAGAATAAAACAGTCATGAATGAACCAAATACTAAACTAGTTGCTAACATGGTTATTCTCCGAGAACTTTACTTGATTTTCCTAGTCTTAATGGAAAATTCAAAATAAATGGTTACTTCTCTCTTGAGAAAGCAAACCATCTTTTCGTAAATTATGTGAAATGGCTTGGTTTGCTTTTTCTTCCCTCCATGCAGAATTAGTTCAAAACCACGATTTACATGGTTGTTATTATTTATGTTACTCATTACACCATATTTTGTTCCTTAAGAAACCTAATAGTTTCTGTGCATCCACCAAGTTTCTTATCATCACATAATACTTGTGGAAATGTTGATCCTTCCCCAAATTCAAAATAAAATTCTTCTTTGGTAAAGTCCTGATCTAGATTATACACGACAAACTTTAGATCTGTCAACTCAAAGACCTTTTTAACCTTTTCGCAATACGGGCATCCCGATTTAGAGTAAATTGTAAAATTCATAATAGTTTATTGAAAGTATTTACTTTGTATTATATCAGAGTTGAGAAAGAATATCCAGTCACAAGCGATCTTGGACCACCAAAACTTGCAACTATAAGAGAACTTCGGCAAGTAGTTTGTAAATCCGAAAGAGCACTGAATCCACCAGTAGTGTTTCCTAAAGTTGTACTACGGGCAACAGCAATAGAACCGTCAGCACCAGCAGTATTTGAAGATTCTGCTATTTCGGTCATACTGGTAGGACCAGTAGTATATTGCTGCGTGCTCCAAGGACCAGCAGTAGTTCGTTGTTCCTGACCACCCATACAAAGCATAAGTTCAATATAATCATTAGCAGTATTCGTAAGAAAACTTCTAGTATATCCACCTGTAGTAACGGTTGTTGCAGCAGTCGCAAGAGTATTTACAGAAGTTCCTGCCAATGGATCTGTTAAATCTTGACCGCTTATTCTTACAACATATCCAAAAGCAAGGTTTGGAAATTGTTGTCCTGCAGTAGCACCAAATACAAAACTTGGGTTCGTTGCTCCTCTTTTGATCCATGCCATTAGACCAGAACCAATTGATTGTGCGTTTGTGTTGGTGTTCCCAGTTACTTGAGTTCTATTTACAATTGCCCAGCCAGCAGGAATAGAAGGGGTTGTTGCTCCACGAAAAGAAATACAAGCAACTAAAAGATCATCAGTTGTTACACCAGCAGGAGCATTAAGTGTTAGAGAACCAGTAGTTGTGGTTGTCTTTGTTGCAACAGTTGATATTGCTTGATATGCTATAGCCATAATTATTCAGGGGGAGTATCATTCAGTAAATTTGGATTTTGATTGTCTGGAATTAATTGTTCTACTGGAATTTGATCATCAGTAGTATCTGGTGAATTAAATGGAGTATCTGTAGTAAATGCCATAATAGTTACCTCGGAACTAAACGAAGTGCTACTGTAACTCTTGTAACTGTAGATGCAGAAGCAACATTAAATTGTAACACGTCTCTTGCAGAGAGAGTTGTAGTCCATGATGATAATGTCAAATCCTCAGCTTTTTGAGCACCAGAGAGAGTCGGTGGTTCTGTTCCATCAATATTAGTAAATGTTGGGAAGTTTGTATATGTTGCTCTATTTACATCAACTACAATGCTTCCAACAACATCTGCCAAAATTGTCCATCCAGTCACAGTATAATCACCATCTAACACAACAAAACCTTTAGATCCAGTAGTAATTGCAGATCCACCACCATCAATAATAAAATTAAGAGTTCTAGTATTGGAAACAAATGAAGCATTTTGTGAAGCATCAAATTGAAGAACATCATTTGCAGCACCACCAGCAGCAGGAAGTGTAATTGTATAATTATTAGTAACAGATGCTGGTGCTCTTAAACTAATAAAATTACTTGCATCAGCATCGGCAATATCTACACCAAATTGAGTTGTGACTCCATCAATTCCAAGTTGATATCTAACATTACCTTGATAGAAACAACTCAAAATTACTGAAGTTGCATCTGGAGTAATATTGTTGGTGCCACCACCTTGAGATGTTGTTACTTCGTATCTATATCCTGTATATATTACGTTAGAAACTGGCCAGTTGACAATATTTCTATGTAAATTTGGCGTATAATCTAAAGTTCTAGTTGCCTGAGTTGTCCCACTATCTCTATTTGTGAGATAGAGATTCATTTTAGCATAAGGACCATAAGTTCCCCCTGCCGTAGAGTCTTCTGTTGGATCTGTAATAGACATTCCAAACAAAGAATAAGCATATCCTTGCTGAGTAGTTGCTGGTGTTGTAGTGCTATAAGCACCATAATAATAAATATATCCCAAACCATCTGCGCCAAGAGGAGATGCCGACTCTCTATAAAGACCAATATTTGGACCAAATGAAGCACTATCATCAGTAACTTTAAATCTTACTGGTTCAAAAACAGTTCCTTCAACAAAAAGATTTCCAGCAGCATCAGTTTTGTTTCCAATATTTAAACGAGTATTTGTGGTATCAAAGTTTAAATCTGTGTCTGATGTAAAATTTCCTGCTCCATCACTAATTTGAACATCACCAGTTCCACCAGAAGCAGTGGATCCACCAGTCCCAGTTTCATCATTTGCCCATTCAAGAGTTGCGGCAGTATCAGTTCTACCAGCAGTGGCAACTTTCAATACTTGCCCAGCAGCTCCAATTACTGCAGGTAGTGTATAAGTTCTATTTGCTGCTACAGTTCCTGGTGACTTGAAAGCAACATAGTTACTACTATCAGTATCTGCAAAACGAATTTCTCCAGTTGCTTTTAACTGAAGGTTTCCATTAATGTCAAGAAGATTGGTAGTTTTATTCCAAGTTAAATCTACATCTCCACCAAACACACCACCATCATTAAACTGAATATAAGTATCCGAACCTGCTGGAGACAAATCAATTGTTGTCCAACTTGTAGTTCCAGAACCATCAGTTTGAAGAACTTGATTAAGAGTTCCACCAGTATCAGGAAGAGTAAAGGTATAAGCAGTTCCTACAGTATTCGGAACTTTCAGATCAATATAAGCACTTTCGTCTCCATCTTGTAATCTTATCTTTGCTCCAGATGTGGAAGTTCCTAAAATTTCTGGATCTTTTAATATTTGTCCTCTAGATAATTCTGCCATTATGCTTGTGCCTCCGTCCATCTAAGAACTACATCAAGATCTGCCGCTTGAGCGTTGTTATTCGTAATATAAAAAACAACAACTTCAGGACCATCTGGATATGTATTATTTCCACCAATAATTGAATTTTGAACTTCTTTAATTGAGCTTAAATCAAAATTAGTGGTTCCAGTTGTTGATAAGAACTGGAATAAAATCTCTCCATCAGATGGAGCAGTCGTCGTATCAATAATACCTCCCGAATCAGCAATCTGGGCAAACGATGGTTGGAATACTGCTGCTCCACCAACAGTATAAGTATTTGCATTTTCCCAAACTACTGCACCAATATTTGTTGGGTTTAGAATAGCAGTAACCTGTAGGTTTCTTGAGGAGTTGTTATTAATAGCAAGTGATTTAAAGTTGATTTGAGAACGATTGAGAACCTCTCTTTGTCCAAGTGTTCCTGGCAAAGTATTAGAAACTGATGGGGCAGGTCTAAACATCAGTACAGTTTCTGATGTGTTACCACCAATTGAAATACCAGTTCTTGCATAACTGAATAAGTATCCACTATCTTCATCAAATCCACCATCCATAATCACAGCAGAACCCCAGTGTGAGATAGTTGGAGCACAAGTATTATTCAAGAGAATAACACTTGATCCTGCTGGATGATTTTGCGAAGAAGATACTCCAGTAAATGTTCTGGTCGCACCAGCAAGATATTGAGAATAAGAAGTTGCGGTCGTCACACCAGTTAAAGTATTTCCACTCTTTCCAGTATAAGATAAGACTTCATGAAAAATTGTTCCACCTTGATTGCTTGTTACCATTACATATCCAGTTGCAATACCAACAGGAGTTGGGAATCTTGATGCATCAGAAAGATTTAATGTTGTAGTTGTTAAACCAGTATTCACGGAAAGTTTATCAATCGCAGCAATATTAGATACCTCATAACGAGCAGGTAAGTTTCCTGTTCTCATGTATGCTTCGTCATTGACATTATTATTCTTCATACGATGAACAGTGATGTATTCACCAGCAGGACCACGAAGCATAAAATCAATAAATCCAGCACCATACCAAGAATATTGAATTCCAAGCATCTGCATTTTTGTAAGATCAATTGTATAACCAGATGGAGTATCAGTTCCATCAATACGATCTAGATTAAATTTGCTTTGAGGAACTCTTATCTCCCGAGTAATTGTTGGTTTAACTCCTGATACTGTTACGCCACGATTTTCTGGTGATATTGAAAGTGAAGTATCACTAGTGATTGTGCTTACAATATAAGATTGACCACGAATTACAATTTTATCACCAACTTTAAGTTGTTCAGTAAATCTTGTATTTGTCCCAGTAACTGCTTGAGAACCATTATTAACGGCAACTGTTCCCGCAAGTTGGAACGTAGAAGAACGTTTTACAACCGCAAGTTCTTGACCATCATATTCCCAGAATAATCCATCATTATCATCAAACAATCCACAACGAACTGATGCCCCATACCATTTAGTTACGGCAACTCTTGGTTGTGATTCAAGAACAGCAGTTGCTACTGTTGGTGCAGGAGAACCTGCCGCAACTTTAAAAGAAGTTGCACTTACAATTTGTTTAACTACATAAGTTCCATTATAATTTGCAGATGTAATTCCATACAGTTTAATTGTTGCACCGATTTGAACCGAATGAGGAATCTGTGTGGTGATCGTAATATCTGGTGCAGAATACGTTACATTCTGAATATCAAAAATTGGATTGAATAGTGTTCCAGTTGAGAATAGAATACCCTTACCGGATTGATAACGGAAGTATCTCTTTGTCTGTCTCTTTGCTTCTAGTCCATGAATGGGTAGAGAAGGACCCATCAAAACTCCACCATCAAATGGTCTATGCGTAAAGAAACTATCATTAATTGCATAAACAGACACGTTAGTGGTGGTAATAGAACCACTCGTCACCGTCTGTCCTGCATCATAAGTAACAGTATTTCCATTAACTACTTGTTTTACAAAAAATCTTCCTTCATGGGATTGTGTGCCAGCAGTAGTATCCACAATAAGAATTGGAGAACCAGGAACAAGACCATGTGGACTTCCAAAACTAACAGTTACAGTGGCACCTGCTCCATCACCACTCATAGCCGCAAGATCCATGGGTGTTCCCGCATAGGTTCCACCTTCTTTCACAACAGAATATACATTATAAATTGATCCAGAAGCAATACTACCTTTAGCAATATAATCAAAAGTAGAAAGTGTTGGTGAATTGTTTGCACTCACAACAAACAATCCCTCGGCAAGATCATCATTAGTTCCAGTTACTGATATTGGTGTTCCAACCGCAGGTGCAGTTCCAGTTTCCACGGTTACGCGAACTGTAGAGTAGGTGGCAGCACCTTGAGATGCAATATCCGTTACGGTAAGTGCGGGTCCAGGAAATTCATAGAAGGATGGAATATTACGGTTTAAACCAATTGATTGCCACTTGGTATTCTGTAGACCATATTCAAAGTCGGCATCAATCAGTGATTGTGGATCTGCGACTCTAATTCTCTCAATTGCATCAATTGCAAAATCATATGGACGAACTTTCAATCCTTTTTGTTCGTCTAGAACAAAAAT